AGTTTAACACAAAAAGAATTTGATAACATATTTAAGAAAGAAGCTGACGATGGCACTCCAATTGAGAGCAGACAAGCTAACACAGGAACAGATCATAGTAAAGAGAATGACCGAGAGATACAAGAGGATAAAGCAGAGGAAAGATCTGGAAACTGAAGTAACAGAGGATAATAAATCTCTTTGTGATATGATATCATCTTCTATAACTCCTATTACTAAGAAGCATGGTATGTTTATTCATTGTTCAATCAATGAAGGTACAGTTAGTATTCATCCAAGAATTAATATTAGTGGCACTAAGACATCTAATATATTATATGGAGAGATAACACTTAAGTATCCTGACATACATACTTGGTTCAGAACTGAAAAGATTCTAAAAGACAGAATAAGAGCTATAGATAAAGATCTTAAAAGATTAAAGACTGTCTTAGGTAAACTAACTAATCTTAGATTTATTGAAGAGTCAGGCAAAGTAGCAGTAATACTTAATACAAGGAACAGGTATTTTTAATGACGACACCACCAGAAGGTACACCAGAAGGTACACCATACACACCATCAGAAATGCCAGGCAGAGATGTAGACTTTGGTCTAACAGATGATGCTGCTAGAGCAGAACATACACAAAATTGTTCAACACCTCCAGCACCATTAGATATAGAGGTAGGTGGTGGACATTACAAACAGTTTAAAATTCAACCAATTGAGTTCAGTATGGCAAATAGATTAAATTTTTGTCAAGGTAACGTAATAAAATATATATGTAGATATAATCACAAAAATGGACGAGAAGATCTAGAAAAAGCTAAACATTATATAGACCTTTTAATTCAATTGGAGTACGAAAATGGTGGAAAACCTACAGTTCAAGGGCAGGGAGCCAACTAAAAAATGTGTATCATACATTAAACGTATGATCACAGGAGGAAACTGGAAGCCAAACGAAAAGTTACCTCCTATTATAGAGATAGCTGAACGATTAAGCATCTCTTCAGCAACAGTAAGAAAAGTAGTAAAAGGATTCGAAAGGTATGGAGTAATAGAAAACTTTGGTTCACTAGGTTTCTATTTACTTAAGCCAAATGTATCCAAGAAGAAGAACTTAAATCTACTTAAATTAGCACGGTGTAATATTGAAGCAGGAATACTATTGTCTAAGAAAGGTAAGCAATTCAGGAATTGGATTGTGAGATACGACACAGACATATCAGCATTAGATATAGTATCAGGTAATTCATATGTATGTTCTCTTAATGAACTAATACAAACAATAGAAAAACCTGTAACATTAGAAGAACTATTAACTTTGAATGGTTCTGTGTACAATAGTCAAAAGAAAAGATATAAAAGACAACAAAAACTTAGATCACTAGCAAGAATAGTTTTACATCACAAAAAGGAACTAGGTATTAATGTCTAAAAATCTAATCTATATTGATCACTGTTCACTAGAAACAGCAGAGATTATACAAAATAAACTCTGTGCTGATGTAGTACTACGATTACCTGATGACAAATGGAATATTAATGATACTATGGGTATTATTACTATGCCAAGCTTAGAGTTAGCAGTAATTACAGCAATAGATGAGATAGCAGTTATGGAGATGGCCTTGTTATATTTTATGTGTAAACCCATACTTGTTACAACAAAGTTGATTAAAAACTATAAGAAATTAGAATCAACAGTTGTTGATTACATAGAACCTAATTGTAACATAAATGATCCAGATAATACGTTCATAACATGGTACAAGAAAGTTTTTTGGAGGACCAATGGTTAAAAGATTTGCACCACATGTAGATAGCGTTCTTGCTTGGGCAGCTAAAGTAGGAATAGATGATCTCTATAAGAACGAATCAGTAACAGTTCTTACTTCACTTATGGAAACTTCTACTAAGAAAATTTTTCCTAAGAAGCTAGGTAAGGTGGCCCACGATAGATATACTAAACTTAAAGATCAGTTGCCTGAAGGTATATATGATACACTTTCACAATTGATACAACATCTTAGTATCTCAATCAAAACAATCAAGACAGACTCTGTAACATATTCACCATTAATGGTAATGCATAAAGAATTTGGCCCTTGCAAAAGAATGAAATACAATAAGGGTAATATTATTACAGGTAGAAATGATGAGATTGATTCAATCTTACTCACTCTATGTAAAAAGAATAAGCGCGGAGCTATCCTCGTTGGTGAACCAGGAGTAGGTAAGACTGCTATTGTAGGCGCTATCAACTCAAGATTAATACAAAGGAATGTACCTCGTCAGCTCATAGGATCAGAAATACTTATGATGGATATACCATATATCTTTTCTAAGTATAAAGAAGATCCATTTGGAGTCATCATATCTATCCTTGAGACTGCGAGTAAATATGACAAAGCAATCTTATTCATAGATGAAGTTCATCAGCTATTAAGTCAACGTATGAATGATATCATGAAGCCTTATCTTACAGAGAAAATTAGATTCATTGGTAGTACAACTATCAATGAGTATCACTCAATCATTACAGAAGATACAGCGCTAGAGCGTAGGTTCACAGTAGTTCGCGTTGATGAGCCTAACATAACAAGAACAACTAAAATGATATTGGGTACTAAAAGTGTGTTCGAAGAGTATCATAAGTGCACTATACCAGAAAATGTATGTCAATATATGGTAGAAACTGGTAGTAGATTCTTAGGCCATAGAAAAAATCCTGACAAGTCATTAGATTTATTAGACATTGCATGTTCGATCATGTATGAAGAAGAGATTGCAAACGTATGTAAAGAACCACCTGAGTCTAAAGATTTCTTGAAACAAATTGAGAAAGAAAGACTCAGAATAAAATCACTCAAGACTATTGCAAATGATAGAGTTCTAACAAATGATTATGTAGACAAAGCTATCTCTAACGTTACTGGTATCAGTTACGGAGAGATTGCTAATAGTCTAAACTATCCAGAAGTTAGAAAAGAGATGAGCAAGAGAGTGTTTGGACAGGACGAAGCTATAAAGTCTGTAGCAAATATAGTTAACATATTCAAGCACGTCAAGAGCGAAAGAGAACACCCAGTATCTATGTTACTGATGGTTGGACCAGCTGGAGTGGGAAAGAAATCTTCAGCACAATCATTAGCTAAACAATTATTTGGGAAGAAGGAATACTTCATAGATTATGATATGAGTTCCTTTAAAGAAGGGTTTACTATTAGTGAACTCAAAGGCTCACCTCCAGGGTACGTAGGCTATGGTAAATCAGGTGTACTAATTAAGTCCATCAGAAATAATCCACAGTCTGTTGTATACTTTAGAGGTATCAATAAAGCACATGATTCAATCAAGCAGTACTTAGTTGATGGTTGTAGATCAGGTAAGCTAACTGATACAGCTGAAAGAGAAGCCAAGTTAAATAACTCAATCATTATCTTTAGTGTAACACTAGACGATAAAGAGATGGAGCAATTTAGAAAAGGCAAAGCTAATACTCAAATGGGATTCTCTAAAGGAGAAGACAAGACCAATTCTGTGCTAGAAAAAGAAGCGTTGAGCACTATTGTAGGGAAGGATTTAGTAGACGCTTGCGACGAAATAGTAATATATAACGAACTTAACCAAACAATTCTTGGCCAAATCTATGACGATAAGGTACAAGAATATCTAGATATGTATAACAATGTGGATATTGATCAGCAACGGCTGAGAGATGATGTACTTGAAGATTCTAAGAATGGTCATGACATTGTCTCAAAGCTATCATCGGAAGTTCCAAAACAAGTATTCAGAAAATTTTTATAACCAAGGAGAAAAAGTATGGCTACAAGAGGAAAATATCCTAAGCAGATCAGTAGCATGATTCAGACAGCATACAATAAGGATTGGAATGCAACAAGAATCGCTGACCATATCAATAGTTCAAGAACAGCGCAGAAGTTGGGCTTTAAAGTTACCCAACGATCTATTGCTGCAAAGATGGCTAACCTTACAAGAAGTTTTGCCTAAGTAGAACCGTTGATCAATATCTATTTGTTATCTTTTTAAGGAGACAAGATGAAAAGAGTAGAAATAACACACGCAGAAGTATCAACATTTTATAACAGTTCTGAAGTATTAAAAGAACATGAAGTACCTGAAAAAGGAACTATCATGAACTTTGAAATAAAAACCAGAGTAAACGATAGGAATGAAAAAAGTCCTTTCTTGTTTGAAAAGTGTAGTTACTTTGCGGATAGTGAAGAGAAAGTTCAATCAATTAGAAATGTTATCAAAGCTGGTAATCGCCTAGATATCAAGGGTGTTGAAGATAAGCGTCATTACACTGATAAAAAGACACAGAAAGAAGTCTATTATAATCAAATCAGCGTTAAGGAAATCACCCCTGTCTCAGTGGCTGGTACCGAAGAACAAGGTAACGATGATGGTCTACCATTCTAAGGAGACATAATGTACGTAACGAGTGAAGATAAAACAGCCAGATGGTACTGGCTCGATGGTAAGATGCATGAAATAGGTATCGAAAATGAAGGTAGCGAAGTCAATATGAAAGAGCTACATGATACATGCACTAAGGTAATAGAAGAAAAAGAAGATACTTGTAAAGGTATCTACTTTCTTGGTGTAGCTTTAACAGGTACGGGTGAAGGTGGCTTGGGCTTTTTAATGGGCTGGCTTGCCAGAAGCGTTAAGAACGATCAGAACTGGGACATTACCCATATCGAAGAAGACGTACCAAAAGAAGAAATTATTGAACATCTTGCTAGCATTATGGAAAAAAATGCAGCACAACTTAGAGAATACAAGGATGATTCCTCGCTCAAGAGTGTCACTCCGACACTAGGGAGTAACGATGGAACAGACTTGTTCAAATAAGATTATCTCGTTACATTTTCAGAGATGTGGGGGTGATTGTCCCCACGTCGCTGAATGTTACTTTGTTAAAAGAGAAATCGTAGGTCTCTTTGATGATATTAGTGACTACGAAATGGTCTGGCAAAGTATAGTTAGATCTGGACATAAAGTACACGAATCAATATGTTCAGCAGGACTAGATACTTATCATCTCGAAGAACTTAAAAGAAATAAGAATTATAATGTAACTATGTC